GTTGTTTAGGGCCGCCACCATCACTCAGGCGGCATTAGTACTCATCAGATTATTAGTCCAATGATGCGTAATGTTGTCATAAGTCCTGAGATCCGGGAACAACCTTGGATTAGATCCAAGGCCCGAGGTTGTACCACTGTGCTACTAGTGCTCTAACTAGCCGAACCTTTACTCTCCCACGAAGCGTATAAGAATTACCGTACGCTAACGTCAGGAGCGGTTCTGCTTTCAGAACACCAGCTCGGTTCTTCCGTAAGTAAGTAATCTTACTCACGCCGTTGCCTAACCCTTTAAGACGAGCAAGTAAAAGCCCGTTTTCTTCGAAACTCTGGTTCACACCAGTTTCAATCAGAAGCGTCGCATGGAATCCTTCGATCCCATGCGTAGCCCTGCTTGGCGTAGCCTCGTCAAAATTACCGACGAAGCCTACATCACCCAAGCCAAAAGTTGTCCAGAGCCGAAGAGGCTTTGGAATCCTTTTGAAAAGGTGATACCAAGTGCCGCGAAACTTACTATCACAACCGTAATAAGAATTACGGCGATGAGCAAGAGCGCGGACACTATTAGCCAGTTTGTAAACTGATTGTACATTTCGAAGTCTTTCTTTAAGAAAGATAGGTTTACAGTCAACGCCGTCAAACCAGTGAACCCCGCAGGACTCGCGAAAATAGGAAGAAGCAAAGCTTTTATCCTTATTTACGCGAAATCCCAAGAATTCACTGAAAGACGAGAAGAGGTCAAAAGCTTCTACGGGGATAATTACATCATCTCCGTAGACACTTACCTCCCCAGAATTTACATTCTGGAAATCGCAAACAGCAAGAGCTGCTGCGTAGAAGATAAGTGACTCTAGCTCAAATGTGAATCCATTCCCCATACTGGAGAATTTTTCCCATCTGATAATCGAGTTCTCATGACGACCGAGGGGAGTACGGCAAGTATTAAGAAGCTTAAACCATGCGGGAGGCAAAACCTCTCGTACGAGTTCACGGCTAATACTATCACTTGCCGACGAGAAATCAACAGTTGCTAATTTGCCAAGATGGCCTCTTTTGGAGGCCACCTTAGCTAGCTGTTGATTCCTGTCCTGATGATTCAGGTCTACTCCCCGCCGCTGAAGACGACGACGAATCATAGTGCCAATTGATTTTTGAAACCAGAGATTCACTCCTGGCTCAACGGCAATAACACGATCCGTCTTCGAATTCTTTGGCACAGTGACTATAGAGTTCCCTACCTGTGGATTGAAACATTGTTCGCCGAATTTAAGCGTCAAATGCTCATGCCACCGGGGGTAAGCAGCTGGAAACCAGCTGCCTACAAGGGAGTACAGATCACGTGTTATTCCATTTTCTAAATGGAACTTGTTGACCGCCGAGACGTGCTCACCTTTTAACAAGGTGGTTACGCCAGGGCCCCAATCAGCCAAATCGACAAACTCTTCCGGTTCGTAATCGCCCAGGATATCTTCGATTTTACGAATGGTAGCATTAAGCAACCAAACGTTGGGTCCGTGGTAATTCGGGTCCAAAGATAGATTCCTGAAACGATTATTAGTTTGCTTACAAAGCTCTTCGTATTGAAAGAACTTTTTAAACGCAGCCTGCTTCTTGGATACAGCTAACTTGAAAAAGTCAGCCTTACTTAGGAAGCAGTACGCCGAGTAAGCATCTCGAAACCCCCAAGGATTATTATAATCCAAGGGGTCAATGTCTATGTCCACAAGTTGCTGATGCTCTCCATTACTGTAGAGCAACCAGACGGCTAGGGATTTGGGACAATCGAGAGCGGAGAGAAAGTCGAAAATGGATGAGTCAGTATCTGACACGGCCACGTGGTAGGTCTGTGCTAGTTTTACTAGCTCAGCATTACGCTTCTTAGAAGACATAATTACTCGTCCTTATCTCAAGATGCCTTAGCTACTGCAGGGAAAATTCGAAATAAATCCGGGTTGACCGTGCGCCCACCATCCGGATACACCGGGACCAAAAATCGGCCCTGGAGCATAACGGATGTAGGGATAATCTCACCAACCAATAAATCGGATGATGAGAGAAAGTAGCGCCTCTTAGAGTAATGACCGAACAGTCCAGAGTGGACTGCACGATCAACAGCCAGAAGGCTCTCTCGCGAGAACACCCTAGCTTTAAGATCAGCAGTCTGCAACGAGCTGTTCGATTCAAAAACTACTACGAGGTTGAACTTTAAGTTCGACATTTAAAACTCCTATTAGGATTTTAGAGATATAACCCGATGTCTCTGATCAAGAGACAAATCCGACTAATTAATAGACGGATTCAAAGGACTGAACGGCTGCGGTAAGAACCGCATTCGCCAGTGCATTCTTCGTATAAGCCAGCAGATCATTACGCTGGGCTAACGTCGAACGCTCCGGAAGGACCATGTCGAGAGTGGCAGTCATATTGTAAGCCAACGTAGGCGCCGGTTGAATACCGGAAGCTGTTGACGGAGATGTGACTTCCAGGACGGGTACTACCACCTTCGCAGTCACTTTATAGTTACGGCTCGTCTTAGACGGATTCCGCATCGAAAAAGTGATAATAGGAAAACCGAGTGCGATACCG